ATCTGATAAAAGAAAGAGAGAGATCATTGAAGGATTACAAAATAGAGTGTGAAGAATGTGATGAAACAACTTACGTAGCATCTTATAAAGAACCTACTTTCTGTTCAATGTGTGGAAGAAGAGCAGAATCAGAAGAAGTTGAATCAGCTGAATAAATAACATTATGTGGCACTATAATAATAAAGTATTTGAAAATACACCAGAGGAGTACCAGGGCTTTGTATACGAAATTACAGAATTCGACACCGGTAAAAAATATATTGGAAAGAAGAATTTCTGGAAACCTAAAACTCTCCCCATCACTAAAACACGTAAGAGGCGTGTACGAACACGTACAGAATCTGACTGGAAAACATACTACGGATCATCTGATGAAGTACGGAGACTTGTGGAATCACGAGGAACAGAAAGCTTCAACCGAAAGATTTTAAGACTTTGTAAAACCAAAGGTGATATGTCATATCATGAAGCTAAGTTACAATTTGATAATGATGTGCTATTACGTGAAGATTACTACAACAACTTTATAGGTTGTAAAATACACGCTAAGCATTTAACAGGTTAATCACTTTTTCCTTTACTTTTATGTAAAACTATAGTATAATAGATCTATAAAGTAAAAAAGTATTTAGAACACATCTGAACCAGCAATTGGTGCAGGAGCATTGTAACTAAATACAGGAGAAACTAATGCCTAAAAAATCAAATGTTATAAATTTCAAAAAAGAAAAATTAAAAAAATTTAACGAAGAAAAAGAAATAGTCTTTACCGTTGATGATGATAACTATACTTTAGGAGAATGTGTTCATCAGTCTCATAATGATAACGGTATGGAGTTTGTATTCGAACTGGAGATGGAAGATGACGAAACCGTTCACTAATATAGATCTACTTAAAAAGCAACTAGCCGAAGAGACTAAAGAAAAGTATACTTTATATAATCGTATAAAAGAACTTAGAGCTCAACTAGATGCTTTGCAAAATAAAAGTCCAGAGTTATCGTCAAACTCTGGACCAGATCAAATACAAAGAGATAAAACATAGTTAATATGTTAATCACTTTTTTTAAATTAAATGCATTTTTTCCTTTACATCTGCTAAAAACTATGGTATAATATATCTATTAAAATGAAAAAAGCGGAGAAACTAAAATGCAATTTACAAAAGAAATCAAAGACATCCAATTCGATAACGATGGCGTATCAGAAGCTATCGTTATGGCCTCAGCCGCCGGCTGGTATGTTGGCAAGATAGATAAGTCCGAAGGATTTATCCAGCCATACAACCGGTATAGCGAGTACTTCGCTACATCTGAGGAGGCACAAAAGGAGCTAGAGCTTTATGCCTAGTCCTTCCGAGATACAATCAATGCTACCGCTATATTTTCAACTCCTCTTCTTCGCAGTAGCTGGAGCATTGATTGTAGGAGTATTCTTTTCCATAGTCGGTTGGTTCTTTCGTAATGCAGTTATTATTATGATAATAGTTGCAATACTATTTGCAATCAACTATGGTTATGTCGATTTAAATAAATTATTTGGAGCTGTAAAAAATGACAATGCATCTATTACCAATTTACTACAACAATAATAGTACTAAAAAGAAAAAGCCTTTTCGTAAAGCAGGCTGGCAAAAAGCTCAAGCTGAACACGATAAGTGGCTTATGGCTAGAGGTGTACACCCATCTCAGCTTAAAAACAAAAATAAAGATTCAGGCATTAGTGCTCCTAATTATAAAGAGCATTCACGTTCTCTACCAACAAGCAACTACACAGGTAAAGTTGTTGGTAAGTCTAAAACAAATGCGTACACTGGTACGTTCATTACAGGTATTGCCACCATGCATAAATCTAACATGGTACCTGTAACTAAAGATGCAGATCCTAAAGAGTACTCAACAATGAGGAGAAATTAATTTGCATTTTATGCATTTTTTCCTTTACATTTCTGTAAAACTGGTGTATAATAATACTATAAAATTAAAAAGGGAGTTTAATTTATGGCTAATTTAAATAGAATGATAGATGATCTAGAAATGTTATCAATAGAGGAGCAAGATGAACTTGCTCAAAGACTTCTAGATAGAAACAGTGGACTGGCTGTTACTCTATCAACCAAGATTAACATAGCTCATCAGGATAAGTTTTACACTGATTCTGTGGCACAATCTGTATTGGATCTTCAGTAATGAAGAATCCTATTGCTAAATACTTAATGTGTGCATTTGCCTATTATCAGCTCGATACTAACTTAATTCCAGATAGTGAATTCGATCAGTTAGCAAAAGACATTCTTGCAAATTACGATAACATTGAGCATATGCATAAGCATTTAGTAACTAAGAAAGATTTAGATGCTGGTACTTACTTAGGAGAATATCCTACTATAGTACGAAGCGCAACACAACAATACATTAACGACAACAACATATAAATGGGAGTTTAATATGGGACTACAAGCACTAAAAGGTAAAAAGACTAAAAAGAAAGTATTAAGAGCAAGAGCTAGAACAGGTTTAGCTGGTGTACCAATTGATAAAGGATTTGACGCAGTCAAAGATTATTTTCATTTACAGGTCGATAAGAAAGATTGCATAAGCCAAGTTAAGACATGGGTTAAGAAAAACTTTCCCCAACCATCTAAATACATTTTAGCTAATTCTGAATATCATTTTACTATGACACACCATGCAGCAACAGCTTTCTGGTACAATAATGATTTACATAAAACAGTTGAGTCTGATAAAGCTCCTGATTTCTTATCACATTTGTTTGATAGAATGACACCATTAATTGAAAAAGGTAAAATCATTTACAAAGAAAAGCAAGCTGAAAGAAAAGCTAAAAGTAATATAATTACTATATCACCTCAAGAAAAATTAGTTAATAAAATTAATAATACTATTATGCAAGAATTACTTGAACTAGAAGACAAGTGGATCGATGGTGACGAAGCCACTATTAATATTTATGATAGATTCAAGTACCACGGCCTAACGAATACAGCTATAAGCCACGTTAAGCCTATGATTGAGGGTTGGCTCCTTGACTATGAGGATGCTTACCACAAACGATGTGATCAAGCAGTTGAAGGTTACTCCCACCTAAAAAGGTCAACTCTCAATCAAAGAATTAAAATATGTACTGCAATGTTGGAAGACTTAGAAAGAATTAGGTCTGCAACTAAAGCATCAAGAAATGTTAAAATCAAAAGACCTAAGTCAGTTGATAAACAAGTTGCTAAAGTACAATATAAGAAAGAAGATAATGATTTTAAAATCGTATCAATCAATCCAATTCAAATACCTACAAAGACAAGGTTATATGCATTCAATACTAAAAGTAAAATGATTATTGAATATGTTACCGAAAGTCCTAATGGATTTGAAATATCTGGTTCAACCATTAAGAATATTTCAACAGGTTTAAGTAGAACTGTGTGTTTACGTAAACCACTTGATTTCTTACCGATTGTTTTACAGAAAACACCAAAGCAAATAAATGATGCTTGGGAAACTCTTAAAACTAAAACGAAAGTACCTAATGGTAGAATCAATAAAGATACAATCTTACTAAGGGTTTTAGACAAATGAAAATAGAAGAACAATTTTTAACAAAGTCTAAATTTACAAAGCTTATCGAAAGCACAGTTGGTGAACTTAAGATACCGTATATGGATGCTATCATTAAAGTATGTGAAACTAATGATATCGAAATAGAAGATATCCGAAAGTTCATATCACCTGTTATTAAAGATAAGCTTGAAGCAGAGGCAATGGGCTTAAACTTTTTACCTAAAAAGAATTCCATTGACTCATCACTATTTGAGTAGTCGTATATATAATACTACACAATGCAATAATACAGTTAATATTTCAGCAAATAAGGAGACAATACTATGTCATTTGAAACATTAAAACGCAATCGCGGTTCAAACATCAATAAAATTATAGAAGCAGCACAATCCGTTGGCGGAGGCGAACAAAAGTCTTACGTAGATGAAAGAGTGTGGAAACCTACAGTTGATAAAGCAGGTAATGGCTATGCCATTATCAGATTCCTTCCCGGTAAAGATGGTGCAATACCATTTGTTAGATATTGGGATCACGGCTTTAAAGGTCCAACTGGTTTATGGTATATTGAAAACTCACTTACATCAATAAGTCAAACTGATCCAGTTGGTGAATTGAATTCAAGGCTTTGGAATTCTGGTATTGATGCCGACAAAGAAAAAGCAAGATCTCAAAAAAGAAGATTACATTATGCTACAAACATATATGTAGTTCAAGATCCATCAGCACCTCAAAACGAAGGTAAAGTATTTCTATATAAATTTGGAAAGAAAATCTTCGATAAGATTATGGATAAAATGAATCCGGAGTTTGCAGATGAAACTCCAATGGATGCATTTGATTTTTGGGAAGGTGCTAACTTCAAACTTAAGATAAGAAATGTTGAAGGTTATAGAAACTATGATAAGTCAGAGTTTGCTTCTCCATCTCCTTTTCTTGAAAGTGATGAAGCTAAACTTGAAGAAGTGTATAACCAAATGCACGATATTACTGAGTTCACTAATCCAAAGAACTACAAGACATATGATGAACTTAAAGCTAAATTGATGAGAGTTCTTGGTGAAGAAATGAATGCAGGTTCATATTCAGTAAAAGAAGAAATCAAGATGAACGATCCAGTAGCTGCAATGGAACCTGTTACCGTTGAAGAAATCAGCACTGAGGATGAAGACACTATGTCTTATTTTGCTAAGTTAGCGAAAGAAGATGCTTAGAATAAACCAGATGCATTAGCTGCAATTTTGCCAAATGCATTTCTAGGATCAATAGCACCGGATGAGTTAATAGCGAATCCTGTGCTATTGTTATTATTAGTAATGTTATTATTAGAGTTTACAACGCTCACACTTCCAGCATCTGTATTTCCTGTAGGGTCTATAGTATTAGCTGTAACTCCTCCAGCATTCCTATTAGCTTCAAACTGATTTCGTATTCCACTCATTGATTGGCTTTTACTAACTGTGCTAGTTGGTAAATCACTTGTTGCAGTTGATCTAGATGCGGCTGCTGAATCTGCGCCATTGAATAAATCATTTGCCCATCCAAAACCAAATCCTAAA